CACGGATTTAAAGGCAAAAAAATAAATACAAAAAAACTATCCAAAGTCGGCAAGTGCTGACCATTCCTTTTTTTTATAGTAAGACTTATATAAACCATGATTTATAATAGTAATAAGATGAAACAACTATCAAAAACAGACAAACTATATTTTGCCAAGGAAGAAACTCTAAAATATATTGACAGTTTAAATCTAACACACATAAAAAAAATGCAAGTATATGCTACACTTGATCAAATGCGAATGTATGCTAAAGGAGATATATCTTATAAAAAATTAGATGAATATATGTTGTTTACTGATATGAAAATGAAGAATATAGCATGGAAGATTGAGGCTAAAATGTTCCCAAATAAAAAACCAATGAGAGATGAATTTGAATGAAACTAATGAGTATATATAAAGAAAAGAAACGACATTACAAATTCGTATATAATACTAGAATGTTTGGTGTAAAAGCATGGATAATGACACATTTTATAGGCGTTAGTGATATTGAGGATTATTGTATTGATCATGATATATTATATGATTATTACAATGAACCACCCGAATTTGACGATAGATGGAATGATCGAGATTGATAACCAATAGAGAAATGTTTTGTACTATATTTGGTGCTCTAACCCTAGATCACAGACTACCACCAAAAGGAAAAACAGAAATGGCATATTTGATCGGGAAACATTTTGGTCTGCCAAAAGATGAAATAAAAGAAATGTTAGATGAATTGGATAAGACCTTAGAATATACCATAAAAGGTTTAAATAAGAATGGATTTAACTTTGATAAAAAAGAGGAAAATTATGGCGTGTAAGGATAAATGTTTGCCATATAAGGCTAGTAAACCATATGGCAAAGGTAGATACGAATCAGGGCAAAGTCGTTGCAGTATGTGTGATATATTTATTACTTATGTGGGCGTGTGGTGTCCATGTTGCGGTACAAGACTAAGAAAACTACCAAGAAGTTTAAAATATAAGGAAAGACTAAGAGAAAAGAGGTTAATGGTATGATTTCATTTAAAAAATCCCCTAGTCAATACACAGGAGATCAGAAAAAACTTTATGATATATTAAAAGGTGCTGGTGAGAAAGTAAAAGTTAGTAATATATATGATACAGCAGGTGGGGGAACACAAGTGTGCATACATATAGAACATAAAAATACTGACTTGAGTTGTGACACTGATAATATGTTATGTGCTGGATATACAATTAAAGGATTTAGAGGTGATGATAATCATATGGTTATGTGGTTAAGGAAGTTTATGGCATGAATAGAATATTTATAACACCTATACTTGCATTATTTTTAATACTGATCCCCGCAATAGGTATATATCTTACTGTAATAGTAATTGTATTATGGGGTATTATAAAATATGATAGTATATATGAAGTATTAACAGCAGTTAATATAAAACATGACGTTGAAAAACACATTAAGGAAACTAAAACTATGCCTGAAATAAATACAAAGAAATATAAGAGGGAAGAGTTGAGTAAGAATGAAATGGAGCAAGGAAAATAATGAAAATACAAGTAATAAAACGTGACAGTTTAATAGGAAGTGTACTAGGTGATACTCAATGGATATTCAGTTCTAATAAGGGTAAGATTAGTATGATTGAGCTTAAGGAAGTATATGGTAAGGATGAAAATTTATGGGAAATATATTGTTTAGAGGGTGATCTATTTGAAGATCCTAAACGATATGATACTAAAAAAGAGGCTGAGGCAATATGCAAGGTATATTTGGATTGATTAATTATATATTTGACAAATGGTGTCCATGTCTGACACACAAGGGGTTAAGAAAATGATTATTGAATGTAATGATGTATTAATTAGTACGAATGAAGATGTTAAAGAGCATAAAGTAAGAATTAAAGCAACTGGTATATCTGATCATTGTGAAAGTTATAAACCTGAAATTTGGTTTGCAAATAAGAATAAAAATATATCTACACATTGGAAATTAAAATATAACAAAGACGGTAGTGAATTAATTAAAGTAACTGCATGGGATGTTAATCCAAAATATAATAATAGTGGTTGTTACTTTGAAAATAGAGGGTTAAGTATAGCCATGAATGACAGAACATTATATAAGAGGCATTGGTGGAATTAATGAGTTATCAAATACTTAAAATACCCTCACCAACTCAAAGTATAATTATTGTTATTGTGGTTCTTAGTATAATGCTTACAATAGGTGTATATAATTATGATCAAGCATGGGAAGCAGAATACGCTGAATATAAAATACTGTTAAAAGATGTAAGCTGTGAGGCATTATTAATACAAATAGAATATGCTCATAGTCACCACACAGAAGCTTCTTTAGAGGAACATATAAGTAGGTGTTAATATATGTTTGGTTGGATAATTCTAATTAGTATAATAATAGCACTTGTGTTTGGTTGGGAATTTATGATGGATATGTGGCTAGATATATTTGATTATATCAGAGAGTTTGCGGGAGCATTACTAGATAATTTGAGAGGTACAACTAAGGAGAGTTTAATATAATGAAGTACCCGACAATAACAAAGGAAAATATTGATGCTTGGGAAAGTATAACTTATTGTTTTATATTAAATGGTATGATAAAAGAATTTCCTAATAATTCATACGGTGAACACATGAGAAGAGCTAATGCTTTAACCATAAGATTATATAGAGCATTGAAAAGAGATATGAGGAAGAAGAAATGAATGTAAAACACACTAAAAAACTAACAAAAGATTTCCCTTGGATTACGCCTACTGATAAATATGGTATAGGAGTTGGTGATGGATGGTATGATATAATATATACACTATGTTTCCAAATTGATCATGCAATAAAGTTTGAAAAACGAATGTATAGAATTATATAAAAAAGCAAAAAAAGATTGGACTTGGAAACCAAATGATAAGCCTTTTGAATTTCCCATAGTTGATCAAATTAAAGAAAAATTTGGTGCATTGAGATTTTATGCAAGTACACCTACTGGCACAAGATATGAACTTAGAGGTATGATCCAAATGGCAGAAGCTATGAGTGCTTGTACTTGTGAGGATTGTGGTAATAAGGGTAAACCAAGAAAGGATAGTTGGGTTAGAACATTATGTGATATATGTTATAAAAAACAAAACAAAGGCAAACGATTTGAGGGGTTGAAAAATATATGAGTGTAGAAAGTTTTGCTGGATCATCTTGGATCAAGGGTGCAAAGTATAATACCGAAACCTTTGTCATGCAGATATATATCGGTGACAGTGGCGAAGTATACGAGTGTGAAAACGTTGATCGTGATACTTGGAATGAATTTAAATTAGCAAAGTCTAAGGGTAAATACTTTAATAGTTTTATTAAAGGTCAGTTTAATACAAGTAGTATTTAGTAAGGTATATATTATACAAAGTATATTCCCAATTATGGACATAATTGTAGATGTAGCTAAAACAATAGCTGAAATCGAACAAGAAAAAATTGAATATGCAGAAGAATACGAAGAAACTTGTGAACTATTCAGAAGAAAATTAGAAGATTATAGCGTATATATAATCAAACGTGCTAAAGAGGGAAATCTAAAATCATTAGAAAGCCCACCATACCCACCAACAGATCAAATGTCAAACTTTGAAAGATCCATTAAAATGTTAAGAGCACACACAGCAACAACATTAAAAATGAATGATAGTGAATATGGATCACTAATGAGTGAGATAAAAGCACAAAAAATGTTTAACGCTAGCACAACTTCAACCCTATCTTCTCTATCATATTAGATAGAGTTTTATTTTTTTAAACATTTATATTAACCATATAATATTCTAATTTAAGATGGAAAACGTAAACAAAATACTAGCCATGATTTTCTTTGCCTCTCTTATATTTGGCGGGATGATTTTGGTTTGGCACTTTTGGGTATTCCCAACAGGTGTAGATGTATTAAGAGGATTTGACTTTATCAAAGTCACTGATACTTTTACCCATGCGTTATATTGGTTTGTTATCGGACTGTTTGTTTTGTTCGGTGTTAGATCAGCAAAAGTAACGTTAGATTAAAGGTTTAAATACCTTTTATTCCTTTTTTATTATATGACACTTAAACGAGATATTGCATTAATCAAAGACAAGTGTGGACAGATAGCACTTGGTCGTGGCAGATGTTTTATATGCGGATGTATAACAGCTAAACGTGGCATGACAATCCACCACTGTTGGTATCTAAAAAATAATGATATAATATATAGCGATTTTAAAAAATCAGATGCAGGAACTCTAGAATACTATACTGCACTGTACCCCCTGATATATAAAAATCCTAAACGTTTCATGTTCTTGTGTAATACTCATCACTTTGCCTTAGAAAGATTTAACAGGTATGGTGATAAGATATTTAAGGTACTGTGCCTAGCAAGAAAAATGACAAAGACTTAAATTATAGAAAGTATAATTAAGCCTATGAGTTTGGCACATAAAGACGACTATTTTGAAACCCCAAAGTGGATCATTGATTGGATTAAAAAAGGAAACCAAATTATATATGGATTTGGATTTGTGTGCAACAGATGATAACAGTATATGTTCTAGTTATATTGATGAAGAGATGAACGCACTAGACCGTATGAACCCTAAATCTTGGATGTATTATCCCAAGGATGAAATTATATTCTGCAACCCACCACGCAGTAAGAATGGAAAGTTTGTTGATCTAGTATATTATATGTGGAAAGAATGTCACCTGAACGTGGCTATGTTACTATGTTGGAATGATTTGGGTAACAAATATGGGGAGAAACTTATACCTCATATAATTAGCGGGGAAATCAAAGTATATAATTTAGGCAAGGTTAAATTTAACAAGAATGGCAAAGAATCAGAATATGTCAGCAGACTAACATACTTTTGGGCGTGGTTTAAAGTATGACAGAAAATGGTGAACCTACCTTAAACTATAAAACATTAAAGGAATCCCAGAAATTAATGTCAAAGTGTAATGTTAATCCTAATCATATATTTCTTACCAGTAGTCAGGCAGGCAAAACGTTCTATCAACAGTTGTATATGGAAAATTTAAAACTAAAAGAAGAACTAAGAGAAACTATATCTAAAGCATATGGTGTATCAATAGTAACTACTAGAACCGTAGATGATAGGGGTGAACCGATATAACTCAAATGCCACCTAAAGGTGCAATTCTTAAACAAACTGATGTGAGATTTGATCCAATATGTCAAATGCGAACAGTTACAATGACATATGAATATACCATGCCAATGAATTTGTTAATTGATCCATCAGCTTTACGATCAGTACCAGTTAATCCTCTTGGATCTATTGGCTCTTATGGTAAATTTTATAACAAATCTAGGGGTAAAACCATAGATGATAGGGGTGAACCGATATAAATATACTCCTTACTATATTAGAATTTTTTGGGCTGGCAAAAGGAGAATGGCACTATACACACAACTCATATAGCCAACATATAATAGAGTATTTCACAAGAGTAGTAGATCCATATATAATAACAGACAGTCCAATAAGAGTTACAACTATTGGTTATCATAGAAAAATGGAAGAAAAAAGCGGTCACTTGGGCGGTATAGTAACAAGAGCAGATTGGAAAGACTATTATGAGAGTGGCGGTAATTAATAAGGATGAAATGTAAGTTTAAAAAATGTAGAGTAGTAAACAAAAACGGAAGTATACATATAAGAGATCCAAGAGATATGAATCATTGGCTAAAATATCACGGTGACGATTAATGAAGTGTATATTACTTAGTGTTGTATTTCAGAACCGTCAGGTTATATTGAAATTTTATGAGCCTGTTAGTAATAGAGTTATTCTTGTTAATGGTGGTGAGTATAAGCAGTATTGTTATGTTGAACCAAAAGAAATCCCCAGAATCAAGGAGATAATGGGAATAAATAGAATAGAGAATGTCGATATATATGATGTGGTGCAGGACAAGAAAAGACCAATGGGCAAGGTATATGTGGACAACCCAAGCATAATATATGAACTGAAAGAAGCAGGTGTGTGTTGGGAAGGGGATGTCAAATTATATCAATCGTATATTTACGACCACCAGTACAAGATTGGTGCGTGGTATATGATAGATGATGATGGAGCAATCGCTGTTGCAACTCCGCCAAAGAATATATTTGATATATCAAAGATAGATACCAAGGTAGTAGATGAACCAAAGTTTAAGAAACAGTTGTTGAACTGGACAGAGTTGTTAGGTCAGGATATACCGAAGATTAGAAGATTAGCATTTGATATAGAAGTGGAAACTGATGGCAAGACATTACCCGATACAGCAACCGCACTACAACGGGTTACTGCAATATCATTCCATAGTGAAGATATATCAGAAGTATATATGTTAAAAAGAGCCGAGTCCCCGCTAGGAGAAGATGATATAAATAAAAAGTATATAATTACATGGTTTGATAGTGAGAAAGAACTGCTGGAACGAGCATTTGAAGTGATTGATAGTTATCCAGTGGTGCTAACATATAACGGTGATCTGTTTGATATGCCCTACCTGTATAATAGAGGTAATGTGTTGGGGTGTAACTATAACCCATTCAAGATGATGAAACAAAAGGCAACCTTAAACAATGGTATTCATATAGATTTGTACGGAGTATTTTCCAACCGTAGTCTAAAAATATATGCGTTTGATGCAAAGTATGTGACAGACGGATTAGGTAGTGTAAGCGAGGCTATGTTAGGGGAAACCAAGATAGAAACAAGCGGTAGTCTTGATAATATATCACTTCATGAACTAGCAAAGTATTGTTATAACGACAGTAGAATAACGTATGAACTGTCACATTATAACAATGACTTGGTGATGAACCTTTTAATTATACTAGCAAGGATTGGTAATATGCCTATTGATGATATATCTAGGCTTAGTATATCTAACTGGATCAAGAGTATGTTTTATAATCAGCACAGACAAGAGAACCAATTAATTCCCCGAAGTGTTGATTTCCCGAATGTATTATCTAGCACAAAGGCTGATACAAAAGGTAAAAAATATCAGGGTGCAATAGTATTAGATCCAGTCAAGGGCGTTCACTTTGACGTTACAGTATTGGACTTTGCCAGTCTATATCCCTCAATTATAAAGAACCAAAATATATCATATGAAACGGTTTGCTGTGTTCATGAAGAGTGTAAAACTAATATAATACCGTACACTAAGCATTGGTCATGTACGAAAAAGATTGGAATAGCATCATTATTAATTGGCTCATTAAAGGAATTAAGAGTAAACCACTTCAAGGTACTAAGTCGGATAGGTAAAACTCAGGAAATTAAGGATATAAATCATACCATTACACAAGCACTAAAAGTATATCTCAATGCCTCATATGGAGTAATTGGTGCTGAAACTTTCTCGTTATATTTCCTACCAACAGCAGAAGCAGTTACAGCGATAGGGCGTGATATAATTTCAAAGACGATAGAAGCTACCAGAACCATAAATCTTCCTGTCCTCTATGGCGATACTGACAGTATATTTGTCCACAACCCAACCCAAAAACAGATCGATTTTCTTATAGATTTTTGTAAGGAACATTATGCTATTGATTTAGAAGTAGACAAACAATATAAATATTTGGTTTTGAGTAGTCGTAAGAAGAACTATTTTGGTATGAAAACTACGGGTGTAATGGATATTAAAGGATTAAGTGGTAAAAAGTCCAATACACCCCCCTTTGTTAGACGTTTGTTTGCAGATGTATTAGATAAGTTAAAGCCTATTCAAAATATGTCTGACTTTAACGAGGTCAAACAAGAAGTAAGGTATATTATCAAAACTGTAATAGATAACTTTGATGATATACCACTTGAACAATTAGCATTTAAAGTCATGATAAGTAAAAACCCATCAGAATATAAGAACAAACCACAAGTTGTTAGGGCTGGTGAGATGTTAGGTGAGGTTAAGAAAGGTCAATTTATAGAGTATGTCAAAACATGGAACAAGGAAAAGGTGTTACCATTAAGTATGGCAACACGCAAGGATATAGATAGAGAAAAATATATCTCATCATTGGAAAGTGTAATGGAGCAGATATGTGAACCAATGAATATATCTCTTGATATATTGTTAGGTCGGGGAGAGCAGACGACACTGACACAATGGTAAAACTTGCTCATTTATATTTTGATTTTAAACCTATAGGTAATGATAAACAATTTCTTGTATTACTTTATCATGGAAAAATAGTATTTAGTGAGTGGTATGAATGGTAGAATATATCGTTTTAAAAACTGCAAGAGATGTTGCTAAACCGTTTGTAATCAAACATCATTATAGTCAGGCATTTGGTAAAGCCTCAATTATATTAGGATTATATAAGGTTGGAGAACCTAAACTATTAGGCGTTATAACGTTTGGTCAGCCAAGCGGTAGATTAGTTGCTCAAAGTGTAATAGAGGGCGGTAATGATAGGAATGTATTTGAGTTTCTTCGTATGTGTGTACTTGATGAATGTCCATGTCCTAGAACCTTTTTTATGTCAAAGGCTATTAGTATATTGAAACAAAATTTTCCCCAAGTTAAATGTCTTGTAACATATGCAGACCAAACAGAAGGGCATGATGGTACGGTATATAAGGCTAACAGTTGGAAGTATGTCGGCAAAACAGGTATAAAGTATCATTATGTAAATATATACACGGGAGAAAGATTAAACAAAAGAATACCTTGGGATAAATCTAGGAAACTTGGAATAAGTGAGGCTGAATGTGTAATACATATGGGACTTCAAAAGGTAATAGAAAAACCTAAACTAAAGTATATCAAGTCACTTAGGAAAAAACCAACCTCTATTACATCTCATACATCTTGATTTTTGATAAAGTAAAAGTTTGTTATAATCTGCGTGATGAATTATCATATCGGATATATCTTTTTTGCTATGTGTAATGGTATGTATGATGTTGTTATAGGCAACCAACCAATTCCCCAACTAATCCAAAACTTTAATGTCTTTCTACTACCATACCAATTATCGTGAACTATAACCGTGCTAGCTGGTGCTCTTGTGCCTTCATCACCATCAGGTGCATCATAAAATCGTTTGATGTGGAATGTACCAACTTCATCCTGATATATAGCGTGTAGTAATTCATGTGATATTGGCATAGCATTTGATCTTATAGTAAATGGGTTTCTTGAATCTACTACAAACAATACCATTTCTTTCATACCTGTTATTCCCCAAGCAATACCCATACTAAACCTTTCAATGTTACCACCTAAATGCTCATAAAATTGGGAGTATTCACCTGCATCTCCAACTGGTATAACAGTGACTTTCCATTCTTTTTTAAATTTTTTCCAATAAGCGTAACTTGAATTAAATATTATAGTACGTCTTATAATTTTATAATAATTCTGTATATTAATTTTCTTAGTTTTCCAAATAATAGGCATAATTATACACCTATTTCTTTAATTGCTCTTTCAACTGTATCTAAATTAGCGTTTGCTTCTTCTAAACCTACTTGTCGTCTAATCATTCCAAGTCGCCAATTAGGTAATCCCCACTTTCTACGAAATTCATGTAATACTATTTCTTTATTAGCACTAATTACATCCTTCATATAAAATGATCTGTAACCTTTGAGAGTTTCTAAATCGTATTTATCCCCTGTCTGGTAATTCCAAGTCATGCTTTTTCTTTTTTTCTTTTATATTTAAATGTTTGTGTTCACAACTACCATCAAGGCAACATCCACTTAAAACATCTTCTGCTACAAAAACTTTATCAAATTGCTTTAATGAGCCAATTAATAATGATGCTATTCCAATCTTTTTCGTACATGACCAATGCTTAGTGTACGGTATTATATTAGTTTTACACTCTTCATGAACACAGCAAACC